TCTTAACAAATGAGTTTCAGATACCATATTTAAGAGTGAAGATGAATTTGCTTAGAGAAGCAAAACTTCTTCCTGACCTTCCAGCAGATTTAGTAAAAGTAAAGATACTGGTAGGTTTAGAAAGTCTAGGTAGAGCTTCAGATAGAGTAAGATTAATAACATTCATATCTGACTTAGCACAAACACTAGGAGCTGAAACACTAGCAAGACACATAAACCTTGATAATGCTATTCATAAATTTGCTGTGGCAAATGCTATTGATATTGACGGATTAATAAAAACCAAAGAGCAAATAGCTGATGAACAAAACCAAGCATATCAACAACAAATGATGAGTCAAGCTGTGATGCAACCTCAAGTGGTAAATAAGATGGCTGAACATATAGACAAAAATAACAAAGCAGTTACAATGAACCAAGATGGTGAATTAGCTGTTGAAGATAAAAACTTTTAAGTGAGGTAAAAATATATGAGTAACACAGAACGAGTGGAAATAAATCCAAGTCAAATTTATGATGATGTAGATACAAGTCAAGAGAACTTAGCAAAAGAAGGTATTGATATAACTAAAGATGTTGTGACATCTAAAGACGGTACTGTTGCTGAAATAAGTACACCTGATACAAGACCAATGGGAGCTGAATCTTCAGACGGAACAAGACCTGATTGGTTACCTGAAAAATTTACAAGTGCAGAAGAAATGGCAAAAGCATATTCTGAACTAGAAAAGAAACAATCATCAGGTCAAGAAGAAACACAAACTGAAGAACAACCACAAGATGATGGAGATGTAGAGCAAGTTCCTTTACAAAAATTCTATGATGAATTTGAAACTGAAGGTGGTCTAAGTGAAAAAAGTTATAATGAGTTAGAAGAACTTGGTTTACCTAAAGGATTAGTTGATAGTTATATTGAAGGTCAAAAAGCTATCGCTAACACTCATATTGATGCTGTACATCAAACAGTAGGTGGTAAAGAAAATTATGAATCTTTGATGGGTTGGGCAAGTGACAATTTGTCTGAACAAGAAAAAAATGCTTTTAACCATACTGTTGATTATGGAACAGTAGAACAAATTAATATGGCATTAGGTGGTTTGATGAGTAGAGCTGGTATGTCACCTAACACACCAAAACAACCTGATTTATTTGAAGGTGTAAGTCCTGATTATTCTTCAGATGCTCCTTATGCTTCTATTAATGAAATGACTACTGATATGAATAATCCTAAATACGAGAAAGACCCAGCATTTAGGGAAATGGTAGAAAGACGATTAGGGAAAAGTAGTATAATATGATTCCATTCTCTTCTATATTTAGTGGTATAACATCTCTTGCTGGTACTTGGTTAGAAGGTAGGCAAAAGAAAGCACAATTAAAACAAGAAGTAGAATTAACAAAACTTACTGCACAAAAATCTAAAATTGAAAAAACTGGTGAATGGGAACAAGCTATGGCTGATGCTAGTAGCAATTCCATTAAAGATGAACTATGGACAATTTGGTTTATAGGTATTATGACACTATGTTTTTTTGAAGGTATGCACCCAGTATTAAAAGAAGGTTTTAGATTTCTTAGGGAAGATTTACCTGAATTTTTACAATGGGGAATACTCATAAGTATATCGGCTTCTTTTGGAATTAAAGGTGTTTCAAGTTTCATAAAGAAGAAATAATAATCTATAAGGAGAAAATATGGCATATAAAAAAACCCATAAAACTAAAGATGGTAAAACAGCTAAGAAAGGTTTGTATTATAATATAAACAAAAGAAAAAAAGCTGGTACATCTAGGTCAAAAAAGAAATCTACTATATCACCTGATGCTTACAAAAATATGCAAGGTGGTTTTAAGAAGAAATTAAAAGTAAAATAATGGATAAAAAAACAAGAGAAAAACTCAAGATACATTCTAAACATCATTCTAAAAAGCATATCAGTATGATGATTAAAGAAATGACTAAGAATAAAAAATCATTTTCTCAAGCACATAAGTTAGCACAAAAAGAAGTTGGAAAATGAGCATTCAAATACTCCCTTTTTTTGCACTATATCTTTTACTTTCTACTGGTGAAGAAAGATATGTTGGTAATGTTGAAACTTGTGACGGAGTATCAGAAATTATTGAAAGTATAAAAAAAGAAAAACTTACAGAAGAAGAACAACAACAAGTTTGGGGTTATGCTTGTGTAAATGAAGAAGTACATAGATTAAGACAAATAGGTCAGGGGTATGTTTTAGAAGATGTCAAGTAAAGAAAATAAACCGTTAAATAAAATTATTAGGGAAACTAAAGGTAACAAAAAATTTAAAGTATTTGTCAAAGACCAATCTAGTGGAAACATAAAAACAATTCGTTTTGGAGATGCCAATATGAGCATCAAGCGAGATGACCCAGCAAGAAGAAAATCTTTTATGGCTAGGCATAAAGCAACACTAGCAAAAGTAAAAGGACAAAAAAACTTATCGCCAGTTTATTGGGCAGTAAGAAGTTGGAAGTTAGGTACTAAATTATCATAGTCATCATCTCTCTTTAGAGAGGTGACTTATCAAAATTTAAAAAGATAAGCCACTTACGAGTGATAACTTTTCTGAGTAAAAAAGTAGATAGGGTAGCTTAACATTAACAATTAACAAGAGAAAAGGAGAAAACTTATGGCAAATGCAACTGTAAGTAGACTAGGTCAAGCTCTTGCTACTGGTGATGCTAATGCTCTTTTTCTGAAAAAGTTTTCAGGGGAAGTTCTTTCTGTATTTCAAAGAGAGAACCTAATGCTGAATATGGTTCAGAAGAGAACATTAACTCAGGGTAAGAGTGCAAGTTTCGCAATTACTGGTAAGACATCAAGTTCTTATCATACTGTTGGAACTGAAATAACTGGCACAGCAATTAAACATCAAGAGAAAATTATTAATCTTGATGATATGTTAGTATCAAGTGCTTTTGTAGCTGAACTTGACGAAATTAAGAGCAGTTACGAAGTGAGGTCAATTTATTCTAGCGAATTGGCTCGTGCCTTATCAAACAGAGTAGACAAACATCTATTGTCACTAATGATTCTTGCTTCACAAGCAAGTGCAAATATTAGTGGTGATACAGCTGGTGGTTTAGAAATTACTGATGCTGACTCTAACACAAATATGGACTCAATGATTTCTTCTATCTTTGAAGGTATTCAAAGACTAGATGAAAATGATGTTCCATCTAATGACAGAGTGATTGTTGTTAACCCTGATATTTATTACAAACTTGCTAATGTAGATAAATTAGTAAGCAGAGATTTCTCTGATAACAACGGTGACTTCGGTAGAGGTTCTGTCGTTGCTATTGGTGGAGTTCCAGTAATAAAATCAAATACAGCAGTAGATGCTTTTGCTGACCAAAGTGGTGATTCAACTACTGGTCAGAACAATACTTATACTGGTGATTTCTCAAATCACACAGCAGTAATGTTTCACAAAAGTGCTATTGGTGCATTAATGGCTAAGAACTTGGTAACTGAGGTAACTTACGACCCAAGACGACTCGGCACATTAATGACAGCGAGAATGGTAATGGGAGCTGGTATCCTAAGACCTGAATGTGCTGTATCAATTAAAACTGCATAGACTAGAGGATAGGGGGGTGTAAAAGCTCCCCTATTTTTATTATGACAATTACACATAGAACAACAGAATTAGAAGCTGTAAATACAATTCTTTCTACCATTGGTGAAGCTCCTTTAAATACACTTATAGGTACATTACCAGTTGATGGAACAGTAGCAAAAAATGTTTTGAATGAAGTATCAAGAGATGTACAATCTGAAGGTTGGCATTTTAATACACATTACAAAGTTCAGTTAGCTAGAAACACAGCAAACAAAATACCGTTAGCTACAAATGTTGTCCGAGTAGAACTTAATCCTAGAAAGTATCCTAAACAAGATTATGATGTTGTTCAAAGAAATGATTTATTATATAACTTAGCAACTAACTCAGATGTCTTTGAAAAAAACTTTGAAGATGTAGTTGTTGTTTATTTATTAAATTTTGCTGATATTCCTGAACAAGCAAAAAAATATATTACAATTAGAAGTGCAAGAATATTTCACGATAGAACATTAGGAGCTAATGCTTTACATAAGTTTACAACTGAAGATGAAAAGAAAGCATACTCAATATTATTACAAGCAGAATCTGCAACTGGTGATTATTCTATATTTGACACACCTGAACAGAATTATATAGTTAACAGATACAGAGGTTACTAATGCCTTTAGTATCAAGAACAATACCTAATTTAGTACAAGGGGTATCACAACAACCTGAAATATTAAGATTACCTTCTCAAGCAGACGAACAAATAAATGGATTTAGTTCAGTTGTAGAAGGGTTGAAAAAAAGACCACCAAGCAAACATATTGCAAAAATATCTACATCAAGTTTTGCTAATTCTTTTGTACACACTATCAATAGAGATGTAACAGAAAGATATATTATTTCTATTTCAGCTGGTGATATAAAAGTTTTTGAACTTGACGGAACAGAAAAAACAGTAGTATCACAAACCAATGCTTTAAATTATTTAAATGCAGTAAATCCTAGACAAGATTATGTAGCGACAACTGTTGCTGATTTTACATTCATATTAAACAAAAATATTTCTCCAGCTTTTTCAAGCACAACTTCTCCAGCCAAAGTAGAACAAGCTGTATATACAGTTACACAAGGAGTATCTTCAGCTAGTTATTCTTTAACTATTGATAATACAGAATTTACAGCTAGTGGTTCTAGTAATGGTAAAACTATAAGAGATTCTTTATTTACAGCAATACAAGCTAATTTACCAACAGATGTTACAGTAACAGAAATAGGTGTTGGTA